TTTGTATTTGTATTTGTATTTGTATTTGTATTTGTATTTGTATTTGTATTTGTATTTGTATTTGTATTTGTATTTGTATTTGTATTTGTATTTGTATTTTTTTCGTCAAGTGTATTATTTACTTTATTTCGTTTAATTAAACAAGATGTTTTTTGCTTTATATCGCCAATTACCATAACCTGTATTATTTTTAACGATATTTCAAAACTTCTAGAAGAAAATTTTACACCTTCAATCAAAAGTAAAGGTATAATACTTTGTTCTGGTTGAAGTTTTTCTAAATCAAATCCAAATTCATTTTCATCATATGCAATACAATTGATACTTTTATCTGTTTTGCTTGTTTCTATAAAACTACGTATAAGCATATATTTTCCGGACTGATAAAGACGTATCATTTGTGCCATCATTGTTTCAATATCATCCCGAGTTAATTCAGTTTGAAACCATAATTCTTTTTTAGAATTAATGATATCTTGGCATCTATACTCTAGCTGTTCTATCCAAGTCATTAATTCGTTATTTTCCGAACGGTTAAACATTAGGTCTATATATTTAAATTGTTTAATTGAAACAATACCTTGTTTTGTTTTACATTCAGGCAATTGAAAATAAAGTGGTTCATTCTCTTTTCCTAAACCTAAACGAGTAAAATAAAACCCTGCATTATTGTGTACTGGTTCTGGATCAGCTAAATTAATTGAATTAAAATCAAAATTTGTTGTAGATGATACTATATTTGATACTATATTTGATAGTGTTGAATCTGTCTCCATATTATATATCCTTTATCAAAGAATTAGAAAAATAACATATTTATAAGACGCAAATTTATATATAATAAATATGATAAATATGATAAATATGTAAAATAACCTGAATATTTTTATCTCATTATAACAAGTAAAAGAAATAGAATGATGATTAAAAATGCGTTAATTAAAGAATGTATAGAAGTACTAAAGAGGGATGACGTGAAAACTGAAGTTAAAACATTTGTTAACCCAATTATAGATTTAATATTAATTCAAATTAACCCTTATTTATATTTATGTATGATGTTCGTTATTATAAGTTTTTTATTACATTTAGGTATTTTCGTTTTATTATTGCGTAATAAATCACTTTATTTGAAGAACCAATAATTTAATTAATAATTAATCCAGAAAATATTTTTATAATATATTTTTATTTGTGTTATTATAACTATAAAATAAAATTTTCTTTTGTTATTGTATAATAAAATGGGAAGACAACATGGAGGTGAATATACTGGTCAAGATCATGGCGTTGATGTTGATGATGAACCGATGAAAAATCCATTTGAAGCAATGAAAGATACAATGCAAAAAATGATGCCTAAAGCTGGTGGCGGAAAGAAAGGGCGTAAGGGTAGCCGTCACGGACGCAAATCTAGTTGCAAGAGCAAGAAAGGTGGACAAGGTGTTCTTGCGACCGCTTCAGTTCCTTTCGGTCTTTTAGCATTACAGCGATACTTTAAGGGAAGCAAAACTTCTAAACGTGGCGTGCGACGCATGGGTAAATCCTTTAAGCGCACTTTAAGATTTAAACGTAAATCGCGCAAGAACCGCAAACATTAAATAATACTTTTGGTTAATTAAATATTTAAATATTAATTATAAGAATTTAGAACTACTTTTATAATTAATGTATTAGAACATTTAAAAGAATGAGTTTTGAAGAAAATATCAAGAAATGGGTTTCTTTAGACAACCAACTTAAAACAATTAATGAAAAGGTAAAAAAGTTAAGAGACGAAAAAAAATCAACCGAAGATTTTATTATGAATTATGTAGAAGAAAAAGAAATTAAAAATGCTACTATTAATATTTCTGATGGTAAATTGCGGTTTGCAACTACAAAACAAACATCACCATTAACACTTAAATATGTAGAAGAATGTTTAATGAAATGTATTGGAAATGAAGGACAGGTAAAACAAGTGATGAAAGTGATTAAAGATTCACGCGAAGTCAAACATTCATCAGATATTAAGCGTTATACGAACAATTAATCACACAATTATATATATATAATTTAGATGCTTGGTTATTCTGATTTTACTGTTGTAAAAAAAAATAAAGGAAATCCAACTGCGATGGGAATACCAATTAACTCAATGCTTTTAAAAAATAATACACCATTATTTATGAGTGGGGGTGGAAAGGGCAATAAAAGTAATAAGGGTAAAAAAAGTAAATCTAATAAAAAACGCAATACAAAGAATGTAAGTAAAAATAATAAAACACCACACTTAATTGATAATGCTAATTTTATTGAAGATGGTGAATCGTATCACGACGATATCCATGAAGATTTAGCATTACCTGTTGGTCTAGCGTGTATGACCAAAACAGTGTGTAAAAAAGTTGATGAGTTTGAAGTTGGTCATGATAATGATAATAATAATAATGATGATCACGTTCATATGGAGCTTATGAACCGATCAACTGAATTAAATGAAGCGGATGATACCGATGTTGTCCCCGATGATTTATATGAGAGATTAATTAAATTGGCAGAAGAAACAACCAAACCTAAAAAACTGTCAAGACGTAACACAAAACCATCAAAAGGCGAGAAAAAGGGAAAAACGCGCAAAAATAAAACACAGAAGAATAAGAAATAAGAAGTGATAGTTGTCAATCAATTATAAAATAGAACTCTTATAAACATATGGAGAATGTAATAAATTTTCTAATACTACTATTTCTAATTGTTGTGCTCTTATTATTCTATATGCCATATAAATAATAAAATCACTCTTTGTTTTTTTAAGTATTTTTTTACTCATATCAACGGCAACTTGATGATGAGGTATCATATGTTTTATATACGCAGTATCAGTCATTTCGTGTAATTCGTGAGTTATATTGAAAAAGGATGGATCACAATATGTATTGGAAATTTCAAGAGTGTTTGGTTTTACATAATCACCTTGTGTAATATAATATTTATTATTCATTTTAGTATTTGTATTACTCATATCATCCGTTATAGTGTATTCGTTATTTGTCATTGCATCTTTCATCATAGCAATTTCATATGTTTGAATTCTTATTATATTTCGCAAAATATTCAAAATAATTGGATTTTGAGTTTTATTAAGCAATTGCTCACTCATAAAAACTGCTACTTCATGGTGGGGTATCATATGTTCTAAATATTCTTTATCGGTTAAATTATCTTTACATGGAACACTATGATTATTTGTATGTTTTGTATGTTTTGTATGTTTTGTATCTTTTGTATGTTTTTTTGAATATGGTAATTGAAATGATAAACATATTATTATTATTATTACTATTATTATTAGCAATAGGAGTTTCATTTATAATATACTATTATTAAAGTTATTTTTTATTCTTAAAAAAAGTTATAACTCCAAGAGACATTATCAAAGAAAAAGGTATGTATGAAAAAATAACTCATTCCAATAGTTGCTAATTTCTTTTCGGATGTATAACTTTTCTCTCTAATATCATTTATTAATTTTGTTGAATAGAGTGACGAAAACGCAACAACACTTAACACACCAATAATTGCATACTTCAAGAACGCCGAATTTAAACTCGTTTTATTATTTAATTTCAGATAATTTAATGATAAAGGCATCCAAAAAATAGATGCAAAAACAATAACCATTAATGATAATGGTATCATTTTTTTCTCATACGCTGTAAGAGAACTCGTTTTATATAGATAATAAAGACAAGCTAAAAAACCAATTGCCGATAAAAACATTGATCCAATATACACCGGAATTAAATGGTTTATATTACGAATATTACCCCATAACGCATTAACAATCTTTTTATTATTGGTTGCAAGATAATAATAAGAATATAACAAGAGTATACCGAGAGAGATTATAATTAAAAATGAGGATAATTCTATACGCTCATGAGACATTTTCATATATTATTAAATGAATAAAATATGAAGAATAATAATTCCTATGTAAATCTATTAAAGTAATAATTTTATAAAAATATATTAAGATGAATGATGGTGAAATGTTTTCTAAAGCAATGTACCATTTTGAAAAAGGTGAATTTAAAAAATGTTATATCTTATTAAAAATTCTTGCTGAAAAATACAATAACATTCGCCCTAACTCTAATAATTCTAGTTTTTTTTTACAATTGTATTGTGGTTATCAAGTAATATGTTCTACTATGGGGAAAGAAAATCCATTTGTGAATAAAATGACACATACAGACAAATCAGTTGACATTGAATTATCAAACCATGCTAAAAAGATATATTGTATGTCATTATTAGAAAAAAAGGAATATACAAAAGTTTCTCCTTTTATGCCTTATTTACAAGTAGTTGTTGGTCCCAATGTTTCGCCTGATACAATGTCATATTTTCAAAAAAATGATCGGTATAAAACATTACTGATATATAATTCAGGAGGTATCGGTGATATAATTATGTATGGGCGTTTTATAAGGAGAATTTGTGAATCTCAACCTGAAAATAAAATTATTTTTATGATAAATGATAATTTGTATTGGCTGTTTCAAGAACATTTATTACTTGGTAATTTTCCTATAAACAATCTAGAGATAATAAGCTTGTCTATTTTTAAGGTATTCCCCAAAAAATACGATTACCATACCAATATTACCATGTTATTTATACATTTGGAATTAACATACGATATGATTTATAATGATTATTATTTAGAATCTATTAAAGGGAACCCTCTAATATTAGAAAGGTTTATTAATCCTGATAAAAAAAATGTTATTATTAATTGGTGTGGAAATAAAACCAATATTATGGAACGTTTTAACCGTTATATTCCGTTAGAAGCATTAATACCATTATTTCAAACTTATTCAGATACTGTTGAATTCATATCTATTCAAAAAAATATATCAATTGAGGAAGAAAATATTTTAAAAAAATATAATGTAAAGAATTACGGTTCGTTATTAGATAATACCGGTGAAGCATTTAAAGATACAGTCACTTTGTTAAAAAAAGTAGATTTAGTTATCACTACGGATACATCTTTGGTTCATCTCGCTGGAACAATGAAAGTTCCGTGCTGGTGTATGTTAACCATTGGTTGTGATTGGCGGTGGAAATATATGGATAATCGATGGTATCCTGATGTTAAAACAATTAGACAAACTCATATTTCATGTTGGGATAATGTAATAAAAGATTTAACATTTGATTTACGATTGGTATGATTTTTCTTCTATTAAAGGGCTATGTGTTAAAATATTAATTTTATATTTTATCTTGGAACGTTCATCATTTTTCAAGTAAACACTGCGAGCTAAATCAATAAATTCTTCATCAAATTGTGATATACGTTCTTTCATCCGAATCTGGTCTTCAATTACCCAGAGTGATTGATTGATAGATTTTAGATTTTGAGTTAATTCCAATATATCTCCCTTTGTCAATGAATTAACTATAGGTAATACAACCGCTAATTCTTCTTGAATATGCTCTCGTTTATTAACATCTGTAATGTTTTTTAGTTTAATTTCTAAGATTGTATACTTATCTATAATTTCTCCATAAGATATCTTTACATATGCCATCTTAATTAATTTATTAGAAAAGAGTTTAAGTAATTAAACATAGAATAATACTTTATTTTATTCAACATTTTTAAATTTAGTTTGATTTAAAAATGTTAATGCTATGTATTTGTAATTTTTTATATCATGCTCCAATTATCGTGATTAAATGGTGCCATTTCAATCTCATTAATTTTATTTTTCCAGAAGCTTACCTTTTTATCAAAATTTAATTCTTTCATACCTTTATGATAAAATGGTTTTTGACGCATCATATCTGATTCTTCAGGAGAGATAGGAGGTTTTGAACCATAACAATTAATTCCATATTTCATTGTTTCATCGTTTATGTAACCTCCATTAAGACCAGGTCGCCCGCAATCCTGTTCGTGTCCTTCAATTCGTTGTAATCTATCCCATTTCTCTCTTTGAGTTGGAAATAAAGCCATTTGATCTTCCGACCAACCATATGTACACCAGTCAGCTCCCTTATTATGCGCTTCTTTTAGTTCATCAAATGTAGCAAGACGCGCGTCATGTGCCTTGCATATAGCTTTTGCATCTTGATATGTATATTTATTTTCAGGTAAATGAAATACTTGATCTTTTAACATTATCTTAACTTCTGACCCGTCCTCTTCATAGACCGGTTCTGGGTAATATCCAAGCCAGTGTTTTATTGTTTCTATCATATCAATTCCAAAAATATAAGTCAGACCGTTTAATAATAACATTGCTATAAATAAAATCCATAACGAGGTTTCACATATAACCTTTATAAACGACGCAGTTCCGTCTTCATTGTTTCCTAAAGACGAAAATAAATAATAATAAATAATAATCAAGGCCATGACACCAATTAATAACATCGGTTCTGTGCCAATGTATTTATTTTGTATTTTATCTTCAAATCTATCAAATATTAGTTCTTGTTCCATATGTATATATTAATTATGTTATTTTTTTTTAGAATAACTTTTAATGATTAGTGTATAACTTTTAATGATTAGTGTATAAATTTTAATGATTAGTGTATAACTTTTAATGATTAGTATAATTTATAGGTTATATTACACTTTTTTGCGGTAAAACAGACAATATGATTGTGTGGATATAACCTGTTCTTCTTTAATTTCGTTAACGGCAGTATCATTAAAATTATACCATTTATTATTCGCATTTTTAATGTTTGCAGTATAATGACCACCGCGCGAACTACCACCATGATTACATACAGCATATAAATCATAAACATATGAACTGGGATTGTATCCTTTCACGTACTTTGAAAAATCTGCATTATGAAGAGGAATATCAATTCTTCCTTGATTTTTGTTTAAATTCATTGTGCTCCATCGTTTTAAATCAATAATCAACACATTCGGTAAACTCCAAAAACTTATTTTACGTTGAACATCTTCTTCTTCTTTGGTTTCATCGTTAAACCAAGCATTTCCATTCGCATGCGATAATGTTTCTGATTCACAATATAAATCAAAACAATCATATAATGATGGTATTTTATTATGATTTGTGCTATTTGTTGGCATGGGTTGGGGTATAGATAAACTTAACACAGAAAATGGTTCGGGTCTGGCACTTAATGTTTCATTTGTGGTGTTTGAAATAATTTCCGAGACATGAATGCCGTAAAATATTTTTAAAATTTCCGAATATTCTTTTTTATACATATTTTTCATCATTG